TGACGATTTTGAAGATGGGAGATTCAAGTATGATGGAGAGGACAATGACGGCGATGGCGTTGTCGATGGAGATCCAGAGGATGATAATGACGGCGATGGCGTTGCCGATGCCAGTCTTGCAGAAGAGATGAATGATGAATTTGTAGCTCCTCAGATATTAGCAACACCTGCCAAAGATGAGGATGTATTTGTCGAACCCTCTGAAGGGAAGGCAAAAGAAATCACATCCAAACCCAAACCCAAATCCACTCACTCATCCGTCCGTGATAAATTGAAAACTGAGATAGAGGAAAAGAGAAAGGAAGCAGATGCTGCAAGGGAACCCATAACTTATCCGAATATTTTCGCATCAACAGATCCAAATGCTATTCGTGAATTAATCGCTGCGGCAGAAGATGGTGATGAAGGGGCAATGAAACACCTTTACGCGAATGAGCATGATTTGAAAGAACTCTTTCCCTCATTGTTTGCAGAAGCCGAGCATCTATTTGCCAAAGCCAAGCCGATTCACAATGACGTGGCAGACTCCTCATTCATACTCAAAAATCCCTTTGCGAACCCATTCGATAACCCCCAGGCGTTTGCTGTGAATGAGAGGCCAAATCCACAAAGAGAGTATGTCACTCCAATCATCAAAAGTGAGCCGCCTCAAGAGAAGCCGGATATAGGATTTGATGTGGTTAAGGGTGATGATCTGTCGCTACTACCGGCTTCTTTGTTTGCAACGAATGGCCCTGGTGGAGACGACATGAGTTTGTTGCCATCGGGGTGGAAGATTGACGAATGAGGCAATGCTCGAACTAACGAGCAAAGTCGATTGGGATATGGGGAGGCGGGACTTCCGATTCTTCTTCGAGGACATCTGTGGTTTCCAATTAGCCCATTTCCACAAGGAGTGGTATGAGAATGCCGAGAAGCATAACAAAGTCTGCGTCATAGCAAGTCGTGATCATGGGAAATCAGTCTTCTTCAGAGTCTATCTCTTATGGAAGATGGCATACAACCCAGGAACTGAGGTTCTATTCTTCAGCCACAGTCAGCATCAATCCATAGATCACATGGGGAAGATGGATGAGTTGATTGTGACTACACCAGCTCTAGCACATCTCAAACCAAAGAGAGGATGGGCGAAGCAACTTTTCAAGTTCTCTAACAAATCATCCATACGAGCCATGTCTATAGGAAAAGCCGTTCGTGGTGCTCACCCTGACATAGTTGTCCTTGATGACATCCTATCGAGTGAGGCCGATACTCAGTTGAAATCCATATCTACTTGGTTCTATACTGCTTTACTTCCTGTTCTCCACCATACAGCTCAGATGTGCGTTGTCGGAACACCATTCTCATTCACAGATCTATACTCGGAACTCAAGAGTCTTGATGGATACTGTGTTAGAGAATACCCTGCAATCAATGAGGGAACAGGTGAACCATTGTGGCCTGAGAGGTGGAACCTTGAGGCTCTGAATACGAGGAGGGGAGAGATGACATCAATAGCATTCACTCGTGAGTATCTATGCAAGCCAATAGCAAGTGAGTCAAGCCTATTCCCTGAAGAGATGCTGGAGAGGGTCAAAGATGACTCACTCATGCTCTCATACTACCCCGATCCCGACCAATCAATGAATTACTACATTGGATGGGATCCGGCAATCAGCGCAGACAGGAGTGCAGACTATACTTGCATGATGGTCATTGGCATGGATGAGAACCGACACAAGCGCATAGTCCATGTCCACCATGAGAAGAATATGAATTTTAATCAACAGATTGACAAGATCATCGAATTGAATGCTCGCTTCAATCCCGTCATCATAGAACTAGAGACTAACAACTTCGCTATGGCATTCAACCAAGTCCTGCAGGAAATCAGCGATTTGCCTATCAAACCATTCAACATGAATCGAATGAAGAAGGAAGCATTGATGCACACACTTCAACTTCATTTCGAGCAGAAGCACCTTATGATCCCATACAAAGACGAAGGTTCAACAAGGAGGCATATGAATACGCTATTGAATGAATTATCCATGTTCACCATGCTCGATAATGGACGTATGGAAAGCCTCGGGAGGCATGACGACATGGTGATTGCCCTTGCACTTTCGGTGCAAGCGACTAAGGAATATCGGGAAAACATAATTATCCTAGATGGCGAGATGTGGAAGAACAGGTTGGGGTGGGCGGATGCGTGAATACATAGAACCAACCCCAGGCGTGGAGGATATGACAGACTCCGTTGAGAAAATCTTACCCGCATTAGCGGCAGGGGCAAGGGCAGTTATGTCCTCACCCACAGGTCGTAAAGTAGCAGCGCAAGGTGCGATGATGGGTGCTGATGCCATTAGGCAGAAATTAGAATCAAAAAAGCAAGAGGTCGCTGCGGCGGAACAAGAATTGCAACAGGCCGAACAAGAGAGGGCACAACAAGAGCAAATAGAAGCACAGCAACCTGCGCCAACCGCACCAGAAGAGGGACAAGGTGCAGAGATAGAGGGGATGGATAGTGCAGAAAGCGATGTTCCAACTGAGCAAGAAGGAACTGCTTTGCCACCTGAAGCACCTAATCCCTCTAAGCCTCCCATAACCAAGATGAATACATGGTTCCAGGACAACTTCGGGATGACAGGACGTGAATTGACAGAGATCCTCATCAAAGGCAATGAAGTCAAAGTATTGGATTCAATCCAACCACTACTACTCTTGGAGAAGCAAGCGACTCTTTCACAATTCCCAGGCGTATCGCCGGACTTAGTGGGTTCACTACCTCTGACTGATCTGGACTATGATTCTCTGAATCAGAATAGTGAGAGGTTGAATTTGCCATTCCGCCGTTTCGTTAAGTCCTGGGTGTCTGCCTCGGATGAAGAAGGCAGAGATAAGGCCGAGAAGCTATGGAGGACTACTCTTGACAAATCAGAAAGGCTATCTCATAGGGAACGGGGTATTCTCAATAATTGCAGAAGCATTTTATCATCAAGAGGTGCAGTTAATGCTCAGACTCTCAAATCATATGGTGTCCAAGCAAGCCCTGCTGAGATTTCATCACTCATCAAATCTCATGGTTTCCTCTTCGATATAATTGCAATAGGGCAATTTAGCAAGTCAATGGGGAGAGGACTATTCTATGACATTAAGCGCAGAGATGTCATCTTGAAGGATGCAGATCAATTCCTCGCAGGTTTGATTGACAACAGTAGTCTTTTCAAATTTGATACGAGATTGTATCCTCGTTTGGAAATCAATTTCAATGCTCCATCTGCACCCTGGTATGCAGAGGCATTGAAGAAAGAAGGCATAGCAGGGATAAAGGCCGAAGGCTCAGGATTAGTAATCGAAGGCGACACCTCTGTCCTCAAGGCATTGGAAATGGCCGAACCCCATCTATCTGATAGAGGAGAATACCCTTCGCCACGCAATATGCTCTCTGCATTGAGGGGTGACAGAGATACACTAATTGTGATGGCATATGATACAGTTGAGGCAAAAGACCGATCAAGGCTATTGCGGAAACACAAATTAAGCGTGGACGAGTTCGACAACATGAAAGAGGCGGTGAAGGCAAGTGGTTGATAGCAAGAAGATGGAAAGGATGTTCGCTGCCATCGGCATGGATATGGAGAGGTATAACACTCCTATTCCTTCTATGCCTCTATTCACAGAAGGCGTTCAAGAACCACCTCTCCTTCAAGGAATTACCGTTCCTGCATTGTATGCCGCAGCTTACGAATGCATGGTTCTGAGGTCAATTCTAAATCACCTATGTGTCGAAACATTCCGAAAGGGATGGGAATGGAAAGCGAAATTCGTTTCAAAATGTGTGGAGTGTGAATCAGAGTTCCATCAAGAGGTTGATTCTTGCAAGTCATGCGGCGGAGAGGTTCGGAAGGCAGACAAGGGACAGATTGAGTATGCAGAAACTATCCTGGGTGGACAGAACAGGATGACTCAGCAATTTATTGACATCCTTCGAGAGATAGAGATGGATCTCAATATCGTTGATGATGCATACTTAGTTTTGACAAAAGAGTATTTCATTGACCCCGCTACCAAGCAACCTCAATTCTTCCGCATAAGGGAGGTATCGAGAGCCGACCCCATCTTCATGCGTATCATCTCAGACAAGAGAGGGATAAGAGGGGGAACTCAATACACCAGTCTAGTTGATCGTTCGTTCAGATCAAGTGACCCTGAAGCAGTATGTCCTGTATCGGGTATGCCAGTAGTTCCAATTCATTACATCAACCTAGCAGGTGTGGGCAACGGCCAGGTATATACTGAGGGAGAAGTCATCCACATCAGCAAATGGTCGCCATCCAAGTTGTATGGTCGTAGCCCCGTTGCTACTATGTGGCGACAAGTGAACACACTCATTGCTATGGACAACTACGTCTATTCCGCATACCAGAAGAGGAGGATGCCTCGTGGAGTCATGGTGATCAAGTCATCCAACATGGAAACTGTTGAGAGGACGGCGAGGAATATCCAAGAGCATCTTGAGCGTGACCCGAGCTATGTCCCTACAATCGGTGTCGAAACCGAGTCTGGTCGTGGTGGCCTTGAGTATGTCCGAATGATGGATACGCTTGAGGAACTACAGTATATCCCAATCAAGGATGACATCAGACAACGCATATCTGCATACTATGGAGTGTCCAACGTATTCATGAATGACGTGTCTGGAGGGGGTCTGAACAACGAAGGGATGCAAATCGTAGTCACTAACCGTGCATTGGCCTATTCTCAGTCGATATACAACAGGCACTTGTTCCCTCTTCTGCTTGAGGCATTCGGAATAAGTGAGTGGGACATCACATTGAACCCACATGAGGAAGAGGATGAAATCATGCGATTCCGCAGGGATGAGATGGCTATCCGCAACATGATGCAGATGAAGCAAGCCGGATACGATGCCGCACTACGGGATCAGATAGATGATAAATTCCTAGAGTTCGATTTCAAGGAGCCTTCGCCCGAAGAGGTTGCGGCTAAGGCCCAGGAGGCTCAGATGCAACAGGGAGGCGGCGCACCACCAGGTGGAGGCGGCGCACCACCAGGCGGAGGGGGTGCTCCTCCGCAATGAGTTCGTTTGATACAGCTTGGAAAATCGTCAAACGAGATGGCTTGGATTACGGCCAACAAGAGATACCAGAATCATTAGCCTCAACGTATCTTACAGAAATTCCCTCTCTGAAGACAATAGGCGAAGATCAAAGAACATCGTCCCGAGCATCAGCAGGTAAATCTCCGGTGAATATCAAGAGAGTGAGTGGCGCACACGCATCCTCATCGACCCGAGGAAACTCCACAGATCATAAGAAAACACAAGCCGAATCCTCTGTTGATGCCAAGCTTAGGAACGCCGGAGCAAAAGGGCAACGATACTT